CAGAAGGAGTGCCAAATTCAAGATGACCCCAGTGTTGAAGCAGGATTTGGTCAACAAAAATCTTTTGGTGTAATGAGGTAACATACTATGAATAGTATGTAATATCATAACACCAAAAGAAAGTGACAATAAAACTCAAATAAGTTAAAATCTTATCTGAGGGAGGGAGCGCATTGTTATTTAGAGGTAAAGTTTACTGTTCGGTATGTGGCAAAAAACATAAATTCAAGAAGAGAGCTAAAAAGCCAACATATGTTTGCTCTACATATGACAACTATGGTGCTGACACATGTGAGAGAAATCAAATAGATGAAGAGGATATAATCTGGTTAGTTAGCGGTCACTTCAATATTGAAGAGGACGATATTACAAAAGAGTTTGTTGACAACAATATAGAAAAAGTTATTGCAGAGCCAAATAAGACAAGCCTTACTGTTCACTATAGAACTGGCGAACAGTCTTTGCTGTCATCTCGCAAGATTATACGATAGTATGCATAAATATAATTTTAGGGTGAAGTAGCTAAAAATTACAAAAATGGTTGAGGGAGGATGGAGGTGCATTAAATCAACATTCTCCCTCTTTCTTTAGGGTGAAGATTTTTCTATTTTTGCTCGGATAAAAGGAGGTCGGCAATAGCTTTATGCAGATTATTAATGCTTTTGTCAGTAGACTTTACAGGCTGTTCGACAAATACTATTGTGCAATTTCCGATTTCTATTTCTTTAATGACTTCCAATTATTCCACCTCCAATGATGCTTAGTGATTTATATGCTGAACAATTAAGACATATGAGTGATTTGATATATAATTATTTGTTGTATTTTTACTGCTTTAACATTTATTCACCTTTGTATTAAATAATGATTTAGTGGTATTATAAAAGTACAGAAGGACATCACCTTCTGAAAACTAATTAGGGAGTGATTGAGTTATGATGAATCAACAACAAGGTCGCAACCAAAGTACAAACGCATTGTTAGTGCCACAATCCGAAATGCTAATGGAACAAATGAAATATGAAATAGCACAGGAAATGGGCGTTACTCTTGGCGCTGATACGTCAGCTAGAGACAATGGTCGTGTCGGTGGTGAAATGACTAGACGTATGGTTCGCATGGCTCAACAGATGATGGCAAACGAACAAAATCAGTTTGGCAACACTCCAAATAATCATCTCCATTAATTAGAAAAAGGAGGGCAACTTAACGTTGCTCTCCTTTGTTAAGTATCTTTGTTTTTACTCCTTCTTCCGACAAGTTGAAAGAGTAAATTCTCTCTGCATCATCTTCATCTGCATCCCAATTGATATAACTACCTTTTCTAATAACAGAAGGAAGCACCGCTTCGTTTATGTATGTTTCTGCATTAGCCATTTCAAAAACAGATTCATCTATGTAAATATGTGTAAATCTTCTGCCAATCGCAGGAGAGCCAACACTCATTATCGTAATTTTGCTACCATCTCTAAACTTTGCAAACTTTTCTTTAGGGTTTTCAATCGTCACACTATGCTGTTTTCCTTCATGGTGTAATTGCTCCATAATTTTAGAAAACATAGCTTCTCCTGCAACCTTCCCCTTTATATGTGTTCCGCAAAGTATTAAAATATGTTTAGCCTTCATAAGTAAAACCTCCTTGAAATCAAACAGCTTCTACATATGGCTTCATATAGTAAACTGTATTTCTAGTTGTAATAATCACTGTATTACCATGAATGAAAACTTTCTCCACCGTAGATGTTTGAATGCCTTTGTGTCCATGGTCAATCCAACCTAGAAACGCACTTCGACCTTCTAAAACTATATCTAGAGAGTAGCGCTTATGTTGCCACTCACTAGGGATTTCTTTCTTATTTCCTTCTCTATCGCTTACGCTATCAATCCGATAAATAATTTGCATATCTTCCATCATTATCACTCTCCGTAATTAATGTCTTCTACGTCTTTGTCATGTCGAATGCCTTTGAAAACAGGGAATCGTAAAGATGGCAAGCCTGTTTTCTCATCTTTAGACTCTTCGAAAAATTGTACTTCGATAATTTTCCCAACGATTAAATCAGGATTCTCAATAAATTGCCTACGCTGTTCAAGCGTAAAGCCTGACCCCACCCCGACAGAATTACCTTTATACTCAACATTTACGCGACCTAGCAATCCTTCGAATTGACCGTCAATAGCCTTTTCAATATTCTGTACAAGAAGGTCTGCTGTCTTCATTGTCTTAACTTTTTGCAAATCCACTACGCGCTTGGTCTGGTATAGACCGTCAGCAGTATTAACCATGACACCTTCGTAGCCATCTTTCTCAACCTGCTCTACAATAGTAGGAATGACACTCTTATCATCGCCTTCATACATTGTAGGTAGCACCCACACTAATTGCTTTCCTGATAACGAAGTCAGCTCTTGAAACTTGTTAACTTCTGGCGCAATGACGTTATCCAGAATATTTCTTCGCTTTTCGTATATGCGGATAGACTTTCCATCTTTAAACTCTGCTAACGATAAGAGGTCAAAGATATAAAACTCCAAGCCCTTCTTCTCTCCATCTTTTCGTACAACTTTCTGCGTAGCTCTAAATAACTCATCAGAAGGGAGATTATTTTCATTTCTTAGTAAAAGCTCTCCATCATACACATAGTTGTCAGGCAATGATTTGAATTGTTCTTCAAGCTCGATTAATCCATCAATTTCTTGCCCTTTACGCGAGAAGAATTTAACCTTCCCATTTTCCTTAATCGCTACACAACGATTCCCATCTAATTTTAAAGTTATGTAAAACCTGCCCTTAATTTTATCTGCTTTCTTTTCGAAAGACTCAGCCAACATTACAGCAAACGTTGGTATTGTTCCTTTGCCATAAACTTTGTTGACAGTCTTTTCAGAGATACCTAGCTTTAAATCTTTGGTTACAAACTTTCTAACAAACGTTTTCAACTCTTCTGTTCCCAATTGTTCTATGTAGGCTTGAATAGATGCGATGTCTGTATCTCTTCCACTGTTGTTAAGCTTGATGTAATTGATAACATGACTAAAGCTAGTAGGTACTAGGAGTATGTCTGGTTTCTTAACTTCTTTGTTCATCTTCTTAGTAGAAATACCTGTTACTATGTATGGGTTAAGCAGGAAACTAAGAGCTTCAAGGAAATCCTTGTCGCCCTTATTGTCTTTAAGTATCTGCTCTTTACCTGTCTTAGAAGATGTCTTTTCAATCTTGGTCATGATTTCATAAATCTTATTTAAATCCATGTTACACCTCATATATCATTATTTTTGATAGTTAAACTGTCTTGCGAAAAGGAATGATTTCATCGACCAATCCATAACCCTTAGCTTCTTCTGCTGTCAAATACCAATTCTGTTGACGTTCTTTTTTGTAGTCCATAATGTGCTTTGGAAGATTAGTCACACTAAGCATGTAGTTGTCGTATTGGTCGCGAAGCTTCTCCTGCCATTGAATATCCTCTTTCAAACCTTCAATAGTATTATGGATTCCAATGCTTCCATCATGATACATAAATGTAGCCAAAGGCGTTGCAAACCGTTTGTGACCTGCTGAGAAAATGTAGAATCCTGCACTCATAGCTTTACCGTAGCAATATGTATGAATAGGAGTTTCACTTGTTTCCATAATTCCAATCAGAAAGTTTGCATCGTAAAGGCTACCACCATATGTATTGACGATTAGATTGATTGCTTTTCGCACATAAAGATTATCCTTTGACTCTTTTTCATTATCGTATCGGTTAACCTCAACAATTCCTTCAACAACTTTTCTAATAGTGTCCTCATTGACTGTTCCATCGAGAATAAAAACACGCTTCTTATCTGCGCTAGTATCCTTATTTACATTTGTATTGGTGTTCTTGTTTTGTTCTGACATGTTGCTATCCCCTCTTCGGTTTATTTTTGGTATTTGTCCTTGTCTTCTCCTACATATGTAACTATTCCATTAACACGCTTATAATCTTTTAAGCTCTCCTGCAACTGATAATTAAAACGTTCATCTGCTAACTCCATAACGCTATCGGTTACATCTTCTCTCAATACAGTGAATGACCCATCTTCGCCATCAAGAGCCCACATTTGCTGTATGACTTCAAGATAAATCCTACCATCGACATGTTCAAACTTAGTCTTCATATGGCTTACTCTCCACTCTGATAAATTCTACATCTTTACTTTTAATAAC